AAGATTTTGAGGAAGAAGAAGAAGAAAAACAAAAAGAAATTTACACAGAAAAATATAAATTAGACGATGTCACAAATGATAATACTGAAACAATAAATTGCGATAAAAACAGTGTTCTAGAAACTACACCCGAAGGAGCGGTTTTAATGAAATATAGCAAAACAAATGACGGATTTAATTATTGGGCAGACAATCAAATATGTTACAAGAATTTAGAAGTTGTCGCAAGAAAATTTGTCACTGTTTTCCAATGTAAAGATTTATACATTGACCAAAAAAAACATATGGAGGAGAAACTCGGCAAACTAAAGAAAGAGATTGAGGAAAATAAGCGCAAGATTGAATTAAAAGAAAATGCTACCACTGAGAGTGATGAAAATAACGACAGTGACAGCGACGATGATGTTTTCGCCAAATTAAAATCAAATAAAAATACAAAAAATAATCTTAAAGTCAAACTAACCAAGGACGATTACACTCCTGAAATTGGAACAAAATTTATCAGAAAAGGTAAAATGGCGGATTCGTTACTTGAAAAAAAAGAAAAAAAACCAGAAAAGCCTGTTAAAAATGTAAATTTCTCAGACTGGAAATCGCTTTTTGGATTTGGAAAAAGCAAAGATGAGTTAAATAATAAAGAAAAAGGTGAAGAAACCGATGTAAACAAAGATGAGTTAGATAATAAACAGGTTGATGATATTAATGTAGGCAATCCTAAAGATGATACAAAGGACATGTCAAATAGCATGAAAAATGAAGATATCAAAGACGACGAGGAAGAAAAAGAAAATGCTGATAAGTATGAGGATTATTATATTTATAATGGCAAATCTTATACTGATTAAATATAAAATATATAATTAAATTTGTATATATTTTATGTGTTATTTCTTTTTAATGGGTTTTAATGGGTTTTAATGGTAATTCGTCGTCGTGACGCGCGGTTCTTTTTTTTTAGTGTTGTTTTCTTTGTTTTTTTTTTGTTATATTTGCGTTTTTGATGTTTTTTATGTTTTTTATGTTTCCCGCCTTTTTTTGGTTTGTTCATATAATTTTTAGTAATACCGACAGCATATTCGACGTCCTGAATATTTTCACTAGGGACATGTGTTTCAAGCCACGCCAGATCTTTTTGAAGTTGGGCATTTCTTTTATTTGCCTCTTCTTGGAGATTAAATATGTCAAAGGGTGCAAATCCTACAACACCCCAAGCAGACAAAACATCGCTAAAAGATGGCTCGATGGGGATTGGTTTTGTTGGAGGAGGTATTAATTTTTTCATACTGGATAAATTACCACCTTTTTTCTGTCGCCTTTTTCGAGTATGTTTTTTACCACCTTTCTGTAATTTATTTTCAATGTTTGTGGCGTTTGCCATGACATCGGTTAAATTTGCTAGATGTTCAATAATTTCGCCAAAATTATTGATGATTTTTTCAATCGCAGGTGTTTTTTTAGTAAAAACACCTAAACCAGCGCTTCCCATTTCACTTACCGAAGCCGCCGAATCGTTGACTTTACTCATTAAAAATCCGAATTGAGTTATTAATTTTCCACCCGTATCTACTAAATTATAAACGGCAGCACATGGGGGACATGCAGTAAAAGCAATCTCTTGTAAAGTCCCCCATGAAGCAATAATAGCCGCGTTAAGAAGAGGAACCGTGGTTTTTAATGCTTTTATTAAAGCCTCGCTTGCTGGTGGGGCCATTTCCACTATTGTTTCGGTAATAATCATCATAGCTTCTTTTAAAGATTCGCCGAATAAACAAAAAAGTTTTTTAGTTTCTTCTTGTAATTCTGGATCATTTTTTAATCGGTCTAAAACTATGAGCATTATATCTGTCGCCGTCTTAAGTTTTGCTGATATAAGCTGTGCTGCTTCGTCGTCGTTCATATTACTTATTTTTTCGATCATTTGTCCGGCATTTGTCCATGCTTCGCTGGTTTTTTCAATACTTTTTTGTAATGTTTTTATGTGAGGGCCGGCTTTTTTTAATAGTTCTTGCGTTGCTTTATTGGCTTTATCCGCATTTCCTTGATGTTTTTTTATTTGAGACATTATTGTTATATATTACTTAGCTTTTTTTTTCAACCAATCCTGAAAGCCGATGCTCTTTTCTAAATTAAAAGAAGAACCCAAATATTCGATAGCAATATCATAAGCTATTTTTTCTTTTTCATCAAACTGAGAAATGTATTCGGCGAGCAATTCTGGTATCGTAGGCATTTTGTATAGATAAATTTAATATATTCTTTTTATATTCAATTTATTTTGAATTTATTTTGAATTTATTTTGAAATAAAGGCAATTAGGTTCTTTATTTGAACTTGAGATTGAAACATCATTTTCGTTAAATCAGTATTAAATGTAAAATTGTTTTCCAATAAATAACTAAACAAAACATCTAATTGATCTACACAGAGCATCTCGCATTTATCATTCGGGTCCATCACTACATACATACAATTGTTTTGAGGGCAACATGGACTTCTCTCCTGAAAAGGGGATAATCTTTCTCGGTTATATAATTTAGTAATCATTTTGAGTGATTTGTCTTTTGGAGGAGGAGAGATTGTAATTATGTTTTTGTAACATTCATCATGTCTGTTGAGCCAAACTTCGGATTTGAGTTGATATAATTGCGGCATATACTAAACATATTTTTTAATTATATACTAAACATATTTTTTAATTATGTCATAAAAATAAAATGTTGACCCGTGTAAAGGAACCATTCGCATCAGTCTAAAGCTAATCCCAGTGTAAAACCCCGCAATAGTTTTCGTTTTTTTGATTTCTTTCATTATTTCTAAAATAGATTTGGATTTTCGGTCACTTTGTTGGTATGTTTTAACTACGTCAATCGGGTTATTACATAATGTAGCGACTATTCCACCGCACCCACCCGCGATTAAGGCTGAAAATCCAATATCATGGGAGTCCAGATAAGGTTTTAGAGTATGACATACTGTGAAACTAATCCCTTGCGATGAACCTTGACGAATAACCGTAGGCCAAACACCTGTCCAGAATCCTAAAAAACCATTTTCTAAGAAAATGGTTTTTGTCGCGTTTACCGCATTAATTTTTTTATTAATACACTGTACTTTAATGATTTCAGCGGGAGTTTGAATAAAGAATGCTTCCATCGAACCGGCTATAATACCTGAAAACATTTTCGCGACAGTAGGATTTATATTGTTTTTATCTAAAAAAGAATGCGTTTTATTATAAACTGTGAAACGCGTTGCTGATCTCGGAAACGCGGAAATAACTTGCGCCAAACTTCCTCTATAAAATACTTTTGGGCCATTTATATAAACTTCTTTTTTAACAGAGTTGAAAATGCTTTGATTGTTATATTTTGGGAGTTGTTTGGTGGTCTTCAGGAATTCTGTCGGCCAGGTTAGGAGTTGTGACAAAATTCCTGTAATACCACCTGCTACGATATCTTTGCTCATTGTTAATTTATCACAATATTATGTTTATTACAAATAAAAAAACTTAAATCCATGTAAACATAGTTTAACAATGAATATTCTTATTTATGGAGGAAAAGGATGGATTGGATCGCAATTCGTAGAAATATTGAAATCTAACAAAAAAACATTTCATTTGGGAAGTTGTCGTGTTGATAATATTGACGCGTTAAAACAAGAAATAGATTTGGTTAAGCCTACACATATTGTTTCTTTTATTGGGAGGACTCACGGTATAATTGATGGAAAAGAATACCCAACAATAGATTATTTAGAACAAGAAACCAAACTTCAAGAAAATATAAGAGACAATCTTTTTTCCCCAATCTCTCTTGGAATCATTTGTAAAGAGAGAAATATCCATCTAACATATTTGGGTACGGGATGTATTTTCACTTACGATGAAGAACATTTGTTTGGAGAAGAAAAAAATGGTTTTAATGAAAAAAGTTTACCTAATTTCTTCGGTTCTGCCTATTCAACGGCAAAAGGATTTACAGAACGTTTATTAAACCTAATTAATGGACCTATTTTAAATCTTCGTATCCGAATGCCCATTGTAGGAGAAGACAATCCACGCAATTTCATTACCAAGATCACACGATATCAAAAGATTTGTTCTGTACCAAACTCGATGACAGTTCTACCCGAACTTTTACCATTCGTTTTTGATATGATGGAAAACAAAACAATCGGAACCATGAACCTGACCAATCCTGGATTGATTACACACAACGAAATCTTGGAAATGTATAAAGAAATGGTGGACAAAGATTTTACTTGGGAAAATTTTACTCTTGAAGAACAGTCTAAAATTTTAGATTCAGATAGATCTAATAATTTCTTAGACACATCGCGTTTAGAGTCGCTTTACACCGTTAAAAATATAAAAGAAAGTATTAAAGAGCTTTTTTATAATTATAAGCGAGATAAGACGTTTAAAAAGCAACATTCGGATTTTACCAATGATAAAGAAACAATTTTGTTAGTGACAGGTGGTTCAGGATTTATTGGGTCTAACTTTATAAATTTGATTATGGAGAGATTTAATAAAATCCAGATTATAAATTTTGACGCTTTGTATTACTGTGCTAATATTGAAAATGTCGCTTTAAAATGGAGAAATTCAAAGAGATATATTTTTATTAAAGGCAATTTATGCTCTATGGATTTAGTAAGACATGTTTTGGAAACACACAAACCAACGCACGTCATTCACTTTGCCGCTCAATCCCATGTTCAAAATTCGTTTTCAGATGCTCTTCAGTATACCCAAGATAATATAGTAGGAACCCATACTCTTTTAGAAGCGTGTCGCCTTTACAACAAAATTAAAAAATTTATTCATGTTTCAACTGATGAAGTGTATGGTGAGTCAATGCTTACAGTGGATGAAAAACATAAGACAGAGCACAGCATTTTGTGCCCGACGAACCCTTACGCAGCTACAAAAGCAGGTGCTGAATTAATAGCACAGTCTTATAATCATTCCTTTAATATGCCTATTATTATCACCAGAGGGAACAATGTATACGGACCGAATCAATACCCGGAAAAGGTTATACCGCGCTTTATTGAACAATTGAACCAGGATAAAAAGGTCACGATACAAGGCGACGGGTCTTGTGTTAGGGCCTTCTTACACTCTCATGATACAGCGACGGCATTTGAATGTATTTTAAAAAAGGGAAAAGTCGGAGAGATTTATAACATTGGATGTGATGAGAATATGGAGTACTCCATATTAGTAGTCGCAAAAATGCTAATAAAAAAAATAAAAAAAACGGAGAATTACAATGAATGGATAGAGCATATAGAGGATAGACCGTTTAATGATATGAGGTATTATATTAGCAATCAAAAATTAAAAGACTTGGGGTGGGATATTAAGGTGAAATTTGAAGATGGAATTGGTCAATTGTTGAAAATGTATTAAATAAAAAATTTTAATTCATTAGGATATAAAGATATTGACCAATTCAAATGTCCTAAATAATGATCCGTGTGTACCAATTCTAAAATAGCGTGTGTCTAATTGTTTATCAATATCTTCTAAAACTTTCGTTTCCATTTATAACTATAAAATTATCTGTCTTTTCTATTATCTCTATGCCATATATTCCCATTACCATAATCTATATATGTAAAAAATAATTTTCCTTTACCAAGTATTTTCCATTCTAAAAAACCATTATTGAATGTACCAATATCATTGTTCCAATAAGGACTGGAAACCGAAAAATCAGTTTTATTTTGCCTTTTTATTATTATTGGTTTAGTATAATCTTCTTGATAATAGTAAGTTCCAATTACAGTTGTTTCATGTATATAGTCATCATCGAATGAATTCTGTCCTTTAAATACATATCCATTATTTAATAATAATGTTTTCATTTCAGTTCTTTTTGGTTCAATAAAATTATGCTCTAAATTGATATACAAAAATGTATATTTGGAAAAATCAACTGATTTTAATATTTCTAATTCAGATCCCTCAGTATCTAATGAAAAATAATGAATTATTTTTGGTGCATTATAATTATCTAGTAAACTTTGTAATGTAATTGTTTTTATAATAATTGAATTACATTTTTTAACATCTTCAAATCTATCTATACAATGTGTTAATCCTGATAACATATCGGACACAGAAAATTCTAAAGATAGATCTGATTTACTAAATACAGCACTGTTATCACAAATTACATTCCTACATTTAGTTAATTTTTTAAAAGAGCTTGGTAATGGTTCTGAACATATTCCTTTCCAATTATAAGTTTTTTCTAATAAAAATGTATTGGAAAATGATTTGCCATCATGTGCGCCTATATCTATAAAATACATATCTGTTTTATTATTGAAAAAAGAAATTACATTAATATCTTGATTTATTTGCGAAAAAGATTCCATTTGATATATATATATATATATATATATATAATAATATAATGAAATTAATTCTTTTTGATGTAGATGGAACTTTAACTGAACCACGAAAAGTGGTTCAAAAGGAAATGATTGATTGTTTGGTTAAGTTAAAACAACGACCGGATATAGATATAGGATTTGTGGGTGGTTCTGATTTAGAAAAACAAATAGAACAACTAAAAGAAGAAAATTTCCATTTATTTGATTGGAGATTTTCTGAAAATGGATTAATGGCATACAAAAATGAAACATGTATTTTCAAAGGTAGTTTTGTGGATGAACTGGGAGAGAAACATTTCAAGAAATTAGTTAGTATTTGTTTAAGTGTAATGTCAAATACAGATTGTCCAGTAAAAAGAGGTACGTTTATAGAATATCGGACAGGTATGATAAATATTTGTCCTGTTGGGAGACAATGTACACAGAAAGAACGTGATGAATTCTATGAGTACGATATAAAAAATAAGACCAGAGAAAAAATGATTAGTATTATTAAAAATCAATGGGAAGATTATATTTCACAAGAAACATGTGAAATTACACCTATTAAATTTTCAATTGGAGGTCAAATTAGCGCTGATGTTTTCCCTGAGGGATGGGACAAAACATTTTGTTTGAAATTTGTGGAAAAATTATATGACGAAATTCATTTTTTTGGAGATAAAACCATGAAGGGTGGAAACGATTATGAAATTTACAACGACAATAGAGTAATGGGACACCATGTATCAAAGTATCAAGATACTATTGATATTTTAACTAAAATGTTCTAAAAAATGTTGGTAAAATTAAAACCAAACCATAAATGAGTATTCATATGATTTTAGGCTAAATAATATAATATATATATATATAATGTGCGGAATCATAGCAGGGATCTCCCCACAAGTTGTAGATATACTTTTATTGGGATTGAAACAATTACAAAATCGTGGTTACGATTCAGCAGGAATCACGACCATTATTAGTAATAATTTTCAAACAACAAAATACGCGTCCAGAGTGAAATCATCAATTGAGTTATTGGATCAAGAGAAAGAACAACACCAGTCTTCTTCAATTGGCATTGCCCATACTAGGTGGGCAACACACGGTCCAAAAACAGATATCAATAGTCATCCACATACCAGTTATTTAGGCAATTTCGTGTTAGTACACAACGGTATTATTGAGAATTATTTAGAACTCAAAAAAGAGTTAATAAAAAACGATATTCGGTGTGTTTCTGAAACAGACACAGAAGTTATTGTGAACACAATTGAATTAAACTATTTAATAAAAAAAGATGTTGAAAAAGCAATTGAAAAAACGTTGTCACAATTGGAAGGTACATGGGGTTTGGCTATTTTATCTAAGTTTGATTTGGATACTTTATATTGTACCAGAAAAGGTAGCCCTCTTTTAGTGAGTGTAAATAATAATATCGGTTTAGTCGCATCGGAACAGTCAGCTTTTTGTAACAAAACTAATAATTATATAGTATTGAACAATCATGATATTTGTAAATTGAAAATGGTAAATGGACAAGTTGAAATGACGACTCGTGAAATATATGCGGAATTACAAATTAAAAATAAAAATTTAGAATTAACACCATTTCCATATAAACATTGGACGGAAAAAGAGATTTACGAACAAGTCGATTCATCGCTGCGCTCCATTAGCTTGGGTGGACGCCTTTTGTCCAATAACAAAGTGAAATTGGGAGGATTGGAACAGCAAAAAACGGCGCTGTTGGAAGTGGAAAATTTAATTTTATTAGGTTGTGGGACTTCGTATTTTGCTGGAATGTGTGGTAAAAAATACTTGAAGGATTTGTGTAAATTTAATTCAGTACAAGTAATTGATGGCGCCGAGTTTGAGTTAAATGATATACCTAAAAACGGAAAAACCGCTTTGGTTTTAATGTCTCAATCAGGAGAAACTAAAGATCTTCATCGATGTTTAGAAATGTGTAAAGATTTAGATTTAATAACAATTGGCGTCGTGAACGTGGTTGATTCGTTAATTGCCAGAGAAGTAGATTGCGGTTGTTACTTAAATGCTGGGCGCGAAGTAGGTGTAGCGTCTACCAAGTCTTTCACATCACAAGTTATAATTTTGTCGATGATGGCAATTTGGTTCGCCCAAGTGAACGACATCAATTTACAGAAGCGAAAAAAACATATTCGTGATTTAAGAAAACTACATCTGGATATTGAAAAAACTTTGGAAAAAAATGATATTGATAGTTTTTTAGATATTTTTAAAACGCAAAACAACTGCTTTATTTTAGGAAAAGACAAAGCTGAAGCGATTGCCCAGGAGGCGGCTCTGAAAATTAAGGAAATCTCTTATATCCATGCGGAAGGATATAGTTCCAGCAGTTTAAAACATGGTCCATTCGCTCTCTTGGAGAAAGATTTCCCGGTAATTTTGGTCGCGCCAGAAAATAAGTATTTTGCCAAAAATATGAACGCGTACGAGGAAATTAAAAGCCGCTACGCAAAAATCATCTTGGTTACCGATAAACAAGACTTGGATTTACCCAATACAATTTTGGTCGTGAAAAACGATTGCTATGGTGATTTATTGTGTATTGTACCATTACAATTATTAGCTCTGAAATTATCTCTTTACAAGAAATGTAATGCTGATATGCCAAGAAATTTAGCAAAAGTTGTTACGGTTGAGTGATGAATTTTTATAAAATCCATATTTTTGAAGAAAAATATGAATTTGACAATATGGTTTAATTATAATTTAAATATAATTCATAATATAAATTTATATGGAAAATCTAAAAATAATAATTATGTGTGGTGGAAATGGGACTCGTCTATGGCCTCTTTCACGAAAGTTATTGCCAAAACAGTTTCTGAAACTAACCGATGAATTAACAATGTTTCAAGTTTCTTGTAAAACCGCTTTGGCTTTAAATCCAAAGCAACTTATAATTATATGCAACGAAAAACATCATTTTATTATCCAAGACCAACTCTCCGAATTGTCCATAGACAACTACTTAATTATAAGCGAACCTTGTGGTAAAGATACATGCGCAGCAATCGCGACGGCTGTATTATATACCGAACCAACCGATGATTTATTAGTGATGACGGCAGACCATGTATGGGATGAAACAACTTTTGTCGAATGTGTTAAAAAAGGATTTTTAAATATTGACGAATCATCTATAGGATTTTTGGGAATAAAACCATGCTATCCAGAAACAGGTTATGGATATATTGAAACCGGTCAATCTGAAAATAATCCTGATTTAAAAACCGTTTTAAAGTTTAAGGAAAAACCAGACAAAGAGGTAGCGGAGGAATATGTCGCGAATGGAAATTTTTATTGGAATTCGGGCGTTTTTTTATTTAATAACTTGACGATGTTAAAAGAATTAAAAACATATCAATCAGAGATTTTAAAAAATATAGCCGAAACAAAAAAACATTCCGAAATTAAAAATAAAATTATCAAATTAAATAATCAATATTGGAAAAATATAACATCGATTTCAATCGATTACGCCATAATGGAAAACCATAAAAATGGTGTTTTAATCCCATATACAGGTTATTGGTGCGATATTGGAAGCTTTAAGGCTCTTTTTAACCATTTAGAAAAAGATGAAAACAACTGTGTTTTGGGAAAAGACACGATCAACATTGACAGCAATGATTGTTTGGTCATGACTGAAAACAGATTGGTCGGATTAATTGGTTGTAACAATTTAGTCGTTATTGATACAAGAGACGCTCTTCTGGTTTGTAATAAAGACAAAACACAAGATGTAAAAAAAATGGTATCCATATTGAAAAAAAATAATAGTCATTTGCCAGAATACCATACCAAAGTGTATCGCCCATGGGGCTGGTATATCAATGTTGAGGGAACCGATACTGGGGGATTTAAAGTGAAAAGAATTGGAGTTTATCCAGGGAAAAGATTATCATTACAAAGTCATTATAAAAGAAGCGAACACTGGGTCATTGTGAAAGGTAAAGCAAAGGTTCAGGTTGGGAAAGATTTTCATGTATTAAATCCAAATCAACATATTTACATTCCCAAAGAAACCCTTCACAGAATGGAGAATATTGGAGATGAAGTGGTTGAGTTTGTGGAAACACAAATAGGAGAGTATTTAGGCGAAGAAGATATTGTAAGATATGAAGATGATTTTGGCAGAGTTTGAATGATTTGTAATTTTATATATATATAACAAATAATCATAAATAACAAAATTAATAAATATATTATTAATTTTTTTAATGAAAGATAATATTTTAATTATTTTAATGATGGAGAAATTCAAGAAATAAAAAAATATATAAATTGTATTTTAAATAATAATAATGATTTTTTCAAATGGAAAAATATTTTTAAGAATTGGTTACACCTTTTGGAAATTTAAAACACCGATTATAAGTTTAAATATTATATATTATTTGTTATTATATTATATAATGTCTATACCAAAAATTATTCATCATATATGGATGGGAAAAAATGAGATACCTGGTTTAAATTTATATTATGCAAATTCAATTAAAGAAACAAATCCAGATTTTGAATATATATTGTGGAAAGATGATGATGTAGATAAACTTATGAAAAATGATTTTCAAGAATATTATGATAAGTTTAATGAATTACCAAGAATGATTATGAAGATAGATATGGTTAGATATTTTTTAATGTATAAATATGGTGGATTATACACAGATATGGATTATCTAATGTTTAAACAATTTGATTTATTAAATGAAAAAGTTGTAATACCTTGTAATAGAGAAGACAAAAGCGGAAACCCTATTTGTTTAGGAAATTGTATTTTTGCCTCTCAACCCAACCATCCATATTGGAAGTCTTTAATGGATACGTTATTTACAATTGACCGAACAAAATTAGATTATAATATAGACAAAAATATAGATGGAAATGTATTAGGAACAGGACCTATGTTTGTTTTTGATATGTGGAAAAAATATTCTAAAATAAACGATGATATTTGTGTTAGCAAAAGAAAATTGTTTCATCCACCTACAAAAAATAATCAACAATATATAGAAGAATTAAAAAAAAGCGGGTGTTACGGAATGCATGTTTGTACAGGATTATGGCGAGATAATAAGATATAATAGTATATAGAAATGCAACCACACAAAAGCGAAGACTATAAAATGTTGGAGTCATGTACAACTTTTTGGAATAAAGGAAATAGATGGAATAACAAAAAGTATGTATAATGAATTTTGGTGTAATATTCTAGAGTCAGAAGTCCAAAAAATAAACATTTAGTAGAGGTGATGCTATTTTTAGTCAAATTATTATCATATTGGTGCTTATAATAAATATATACAACAACATAAATTCATATTATAAAACTATTCACTTGTAATAGATATTTTATATGAGTTCTATAAAAACATAACTTGACAAATAGAAAATATATATAATAGATTTAATAGTTTATTTTTGGATGGACAATTTAGGAAAATTATAAAATGGTTTTTTGGAAATTATGAAGGTTATGGAAAGTAATATTTTATAGTAAGTAAATTAGAATTATATTTATATATTATAATATGATATAAGTTTTTGGTGCAAGTGTAGAACACCAAAATACTTGTTATGTACCTGAATTTAAAAAATTAGTAGAAAATATATTGCAATATATAAAGATGACGTTGGTATAGTTTGAATATGTATTTTTTTGTATAAAATATTTTATAATGTTATTTTATAATGAATATTTCTTGTTTTGGAGCATCTGTTACTCAACAAAAAAATGGATATGTAGATTTTTTAAGTAACAAATTTAATACACCAATAAACAAACATGGGTATGGTGGTAATCACTTATTCCCATGTGGCGTATCAAAGATTGTCGAGGTATTGGAACAAAATCCAAATGTTTGTTTTATTGATTGGTTTTCTACAGGACTCATGCATCCGAATGATTACTCTAAAATAATTAAAGCCTTGGATACTTTTAAATACATGTTTTCACACAATAATTGTAAGTTAATTTTTTTATTTTTTCCAGCTCAGCGGCACGAAAACAGAATTAATTTTTATATATTTTTAAAAAAATATTTAATTGAAAATAATTTACACTTCATTGACCTCAACAATTATTTAACTTATAGCAAACAATTAATTAGTGATACCGTTCACACAACAGAATACGGCGCGGAAAAATACAGTGAAATAATATATACTGAATTTAATAAAATCAAGGACAAAATAAAAATACCAACAAACATAGTTAAAAATAAATATTGCGACATTAAAAAAATAAACATAAATAAAATCTTTTTTAAAAATATTAAGTTGAAAGGTAAATGTGAAATCTTATGTTGTGAAGTATTTGTTGGACCCAATTCTGGATATATTGGGATAGGAAACGATGAAAAGAGACTAACATGGGACTCATATTGTCATTATAAAAGAAAAAGTATGAAAATGGCAAATATATTGATAGATGGCGACTGTACCTTTGAAATATTACAGGATGAAGTGGACCGCTCAACATGTAGAAGATCTAAAAATGATTTCAACAAATTTGAATTAGATATTAAGATAATATACTATATTGGTGAATATTTGGAATTTATTGATGGAAATTAAAACTATCAAATTCGCTTAAAGATTTAAAAATATTTTTATTTGCTATATTAAATGAAAATATTAGTTACAGGTGGGTTATAGAAGAATATGAAAAACGTCTCTATTATATTGTCAGTAGGAGAGAAAGATGAAATGAGTATTTCCAATATAACAACCGAATTTAATTACAAGCATATGATGGAATTTGACGCTTTATACCGACGAACAGTTTAAAAACAGCTGACAATGACAAGTTAATGAAATTTGTGTAGAAATTTCAAATTCACAACTATGGAGGATTGAATGAAACAATCTGTAGAATGGTTTATTGAAAACTTTGACAAATATAGAAAATAAATTTTTAAGATTTATAAAATATTTATCAGTTGTATCTTCAATAAAATCTCTTATTTCTATGTTTTTTTCTTAATTTATATGGATACCATTCTAAATCTACTTATCAACCATTATAAATAATTTATCATATTTTAAACTAATTAACTAAATTTATAATATATATATATATATATATAAATATGAATAAATATTTTTTATTTTTTCCACAATTGGGATTAAACGATAATCTTGTACAATTACTTATTATAATAAGATATTGTAAAGCATATAACAGAATATTATTATTAACAGACGGAGCTGAGTACTTTCACACAAGTTGTAATTTTTATGATTTATTTGAAATTAGTCATCCTAATATAATTTATGATAAATGTGAGATTAGAAAAATAATTTTGGAAAATAATTTTAGCGTATATCCAAATAATTTAAACTGTAAAATAATAGATATATTAGATCTAAAAATAAAATTTAAATACCAGGGTGGGGGTAAACCATTTTTAATCAATGGCACTGAAGCATATTTGCCAAAAAAAAATATTAATGAAGATATTATTATTTATTCTTCCTGTGGTGGTGGAAGAGGTTTTTCTTTTTTTAAAGAGTTAGCGTTAAAGAATAATATAAAAAATATATGTAAAGAAAAAATGGCATTATTGCCAGATAATTATTTATGTATTCAAGTACGGTGTACCGATCTAAAATGCGATTATAAAAAATTATATGAAGATAATAAAAAAATTATTAATTCTTATAATTGTATATATATTGCTACAGATAATAAATTAGTAATTGATTATTTCAAATCTCAAAAATTAAATGTATTTAATTTTAGTACATTCACTGGAAAAACACATGCTCATTGGTGTTGCAATTCAACTGATATATTTACAATTTATTGCGATGCTTTGGTTGATATTTTTATTGCGACAAATAGCAATATCATATTATCAAATTCAAAAGGTGGATTTGTAAATTTACTAAGAGAATGTTTTGACAATAAAGAATTTGTTTTAAATAAATTAAAATAATGTATTTGCACGTTTCATATATATTATTGTTTAAATCTGAATAATAAATCACAAAAAATACCATATTTATTATGAGTTTCTTTTTTTCGAAGATTATTAAAAATATTTAAATTTAGATTTAAATATTTTGAAAAATTATACACAGTCCTGTTCTACCATTTCTTTAACCCAGCCGTCAAAGCTGTATTGTGGCTCCCATCCCAATTCTGTCCTGGCCTTTATGCTATCACCTAATAATTCTTCCACTCGGTGGGTGATTAATGCTATTTTTCATTTTTGACTTTTATATATATATATACCTTTGGACATTTAAGTTCGCACAAAAAAATACGAAAATATATATTCAAAGTTAGACGAAACCAAGTCTGTGTAAAGTTTGAGTTGTCTTACGTATGTGTAAGTGTTGATTAGACTGATAGCGATAACTGTCACTGATTACGAACATAGTTCGTGGGTTTTTGAGTGATTTAATTATGGATACCCACAATTTGCTCTTATACCAAGTAAGCTACCATACCACGAATGAGTCATTAGGAACTATTATAAAAACCTCTCATCATAATATAGATATTTTTCTTCATATTTTTGTGCGAACTTAAATGTACAGAGGTGTATATATATATATATATATATTTATATGGGAAATTTTGATTGTGTATTAACAGAAACAAAAATAGATCTAATTATTAAAGTTTACTATATGGTATTGATACCGACGAGGTAATGTCTCATAATTCATATTATGGTTGTTGGAAATGTAAGATACTTTACCAAGTGATTTAAATGAAGTATTTACATGGCATAATTTTTATAAAGGGACAATGTTGAATTATTTAAAAGAAGATGAATGTGTAGGTGGATGTTTTAGTTTTGAGACAAGGTATACATTTTGTTATACAGATGTATACATGAATTTTATGGTTAAAACCCGAATTAAAAAATTTATCTAACAGATCAATCCACAAACCACCACTTCTATATTATTTGGATAAACATAATTTTCCACATTGTAAGACATAAATTGAGATTTGATATATACAATTGATATAGATATATATATATATTCAACTGAAAATTTTATATTGAAAAATAATTTATTATATGCCACATAATATATTAATGCAATATAATGTTAGTCAATTAAACATATTTTAAGAATAATAATGTAACTTTCTGAACAAAAACAGTATGAAAATACTATTAGAGAACTTTTTGCTATAGTGACTATTCTATTCTTTTTTTAGGGTTATAAAATCAGATATATTTTTCCAATTTTTTAATGGTGAGAATGTGCTCCAATCCATATAGTATATTTCATTTGAATTTAAAATTGCTGCACAATATGAAAAAGAACTTTTCGCTGTTATCAATATTTTAGCGGAAACAAATGAATGAAATGTTTCTGCTATACTTGTGTTTAATTTGAATGAAATATTCTTACCATTAAGTTCATTAAAATCATTTACATTTCCTTCAGATAATATAGTTATGTTATAGTTTGGATATTTTCTATTTAAAAACTTTATTATTTCATTATAATAACTATTTGGGGTATATCTATCCTTTAGGACACCGTTTGTAACATCACCCCTTCTTATATGAATAGCTATGTCTATATTTTCTATAACAGGTTTAGATGTTGAATAATAGTATTTTCTTAAAATTTCAATTACATCATTTGTAAAATATTCAGAAGGTTTATTAGAGAAAATTGCTTCGCCTGAAAAGGGTACTGTAATATCAATTTCAATATTATTTTGATTAGGGAGACTAGGAATACCAATAAAATTATTTAATGATTCTAGTTTTTCGCTAGTCATATTACCAATCTTTGCAATAGGAGTGTGGATATAATTATAATTTTTGAATTTAGAATAAGCTATACCGCTCATAATTGAATGGTATTGAGCACCAAACCCGTCAGTTTTACCTTTTATTGTATAATTTTTTTTAGTCATTATATATATATATATATATATTTATTTTTTTCGAGTGACATTTTAAATGTCCGACATGATAAAATAATATATTATATATGAGATTTGGAATTTATTGGTGGAAATTAAAATTATCAAATTCGCCAAAGATTATATAATATTTTAGTTTGCTATATTAAATGAAAATATTAGTTACGGGTGGTTCGGGACTGGTTGGTTATGGATTAAAAAAAATTATAAACAATTACAGTCATGATTTTGTTTTATTGAGTTCTAAAGATTGTGATTTAACAAATTTAAACGAAACAAAAAAAATTTTCAAATTACATAAACCTGATTATGTAATTCATTTAGCAGCTTATGTTGGCGGACTGTTTAAAAATATGAATTTCAAAGTAGATATGTACGAAAAAAATACTTTAATGAACTATAATGTCATAAAATGTTGTCATGACTTCGGTGTTAAAAAGGTAGTTAGTTGTTTGTCAACATGTATTTTTCCAGACAAAACAACCTATCCTATAAATGAAACAATGCTCCACGATGGGCCACCCCACAGTTCTAATGATGCGTACGCCTATTCCAAAAGAATGTTGGAAGTTCAGTGTAGAGCATACCAAGAACAATTTGGAGACAATTTTGTCTGCGTGGTTCCTACAAATATTTATGGAGAAAATGATAACTATAATTTAGAAGGTGGTCATGTAATTCCTGCTTTAATTCATAAATGTTATTTAGCGAAACAAAATGGTGAAAAATTTATTGTTCGTGGGACAGGCAAACCGTTAAGACAATTCATTTACGCAACTGATTTGGCAAAACTAATGATGTGGGTTATGGAAGAATACGAAGAAAAATCTCCCATTATATTGTCTGTAGGAGAGAAAGATGAAATGAGTATTTCCCATGTTGCAACGTTAATAGCAAGAGAATTTAATTACGAGCATATGATGGAATTTGATGCTTCATACTCCGATGGACAGTTTAAAAAAACTGCTGATAATGGTAAGTTAATGAAATTGTGTAGAAATTTCAAATTCACAACCATGGATGATGGAATGAAAAAATCAGTAAAATGGTTCATTGAAAACTTTGACAAATGTAGAAAATAAATTTTTAAGATTTGTAAAATATATATATATATCCTAACTGGTAGAAAAAGTTAAATAGTCCAAACTGAACCATTTAACTTTTTCCAACTTTTTATTTATTTTAGTACTTATCCACTATTTCACTTATCTCTTGATTTTCAATATAATTAATCTACAAGGTAAGGATATATTGCGAACACTTTATAAAAACCGATAATCAATTAGAATATAATAAATTCACAATAGTGAATTAACAATGGGTTATCAATGTATGAATTCATTTTTAATAATCAACTATATGGATTCATTAATAATTATTATAATTATACAAATTATAATAATAAATATAATTAATATTCTATATTGGTTAAACAATATAGACACAAAATGAATTATGTTACTTTCGTCAATTTTTGACCCTAATAATTTAAATATATATATATATATATTTAAATTATGTTTAACAGTATAAAAAGATTTCCAATTAAAATTTTAGGAACAGGTAGTTATTTTCCCAAAAAAGTTTTGACAAATCATGAAGTTAAATTAAAGAGTATTAACCCGAAGCTAATACCTGATCATAAGTGGGTTGTAAATAAATTAGGAATTCATAAAAGACATATTGTCGAAACCGAATCTTCAACTGATTTAGGATTCCATTCGGCAATTAAAGCATTAAATAGTTCTAATCTAAATATTGATGATATTGATTTGATAATAACAAACACTTCTAGTCCTGATAGAGTTTCGCCTTCGACCGCTTGTTTAATTCAAGATAGATTAAACCCAACTAAAAATATTCCTTCGTTTGACCTGGGGGCCGTATGTTCTGGATTTTTATACAGTTTAGATACAAGTTCGCAATTGTTAGATAAATATAAGAATATTCTGTTAATTTCTACTGAAACTTATTCATCTTTCACCGATTATAACCAAAAAAATAGTGTTTTTTTTGGTGATGGATCGGCATCTGTAATAATAACAAAAGGTGATTCGGGTTGGTATTCGGGAAACATTTATGCGGATGGAAAAGGGAAAGATCATTTTACAGTTCATCATGGAAAAAATTTTACAATGAACGGACCTGAAGTTTATAAAACGGGAACAAAGGTTTTACCCGAAGCAATAAATAATATATTAAATGATTTAAATATGGATATAGATGAAATTGATTATTTTATTCCTCATCAACCAAGTATTAGAATTTTAGAAAAAACAGCAGAAATTATAAAACTTGATAAAAATAAAATACAAAAAAATATGGATAGCAAAGCAAATACTGCTGGGGCATCTATTCCTACAGTTTTAGATAAATTATTTAGCGAAAAAAATGTAACCAATAATTCTAAAATTTTATTTGCGTGTGTTGGTTCTGGATGGACTTGGGGAGCTGGAGTATTAAATTTAGAAAGATAGATAAATATATATATATATATATATATATATATATATATATATAAAAAAAAAATAAAAAAAAC